AACAAGTCGTTCTCGGTCCAGAAACTAGGGGCGTTGCTCAAGACGTACGGCCTCGAGTACAATATCACCAAGCACCGTGACAAGTGGGAGTTACTCCCCACTGACTCCTCTGACGTAATCAAGGACCCATGGGCTTACGCTGCTGGATTCTTGGATGCTGATGGTTACATCACCATCTCCAAGCGTGGTGAGCCTCGAGCAGGAATCATTGCCACTGGGGTTAGGGGTCGTAGTCATTGCGAGCAGATACACGACCTACTGGGTTGCGGGGTCTTGCAACTCGATTTGAAAGTTCACAAGAACAGCAAGAGGAGCCAGCACAGACTGCAATTCTACAGTGGGGACGACTTGAGGAAACTGCTCAATGGGATTAAGCCCCATCTCAGGTTGAAGAAGAGGCAAGCGGACTGCGTTCTGGAACTACTCGACTTGAGAGGCCGCAACGGCGATATGATTGCCAAACGGAGAGACGAGTTGTTCAAGGTAGTGAAGTGGGAGAATTGGAAGGACGTCAAGGCCGATGAACTGCTCGAGGAGTGGAATGTTGATGAACAAGAGGTCCTCTCATGGGGTAGGAGCGACCCCGAGGTCATCAGGCTTGTTGACGATATGAGTAGATTAGTAGGTGGTATTTGATGGCATTACAGCACGCTTGGGTGGTCATGCAAAAGCAAAAGCGGCCACATTGCCCCATTTGTAAGGGCACTTTGAATTTAGCAGAAGGAGAGTGGAATAAGAAGCATTGTGTTTATTGTCAACAGTGGGTCGTACCATTCTACAAAGAGTCGTATAGGTGGTGATGTAAATGGCTGGTGAGGACGATAAGGGCATGGTCGCTCGATTCATCGACAGGATAACCGGCAATCGCAGGAAGAAGACCACCCCCGAGCCGATAATGCCCCTCTGGAAGGCTGGCATACAGGAGCCTGTCCTAGTTCAGGGAGTGAGCATACCGGCTCTCTACGCCACAGTGCAGGAGAGCGTCATACTCAGAACCACAATCAACACCCTCTGCCAAGAGATATTCAGGAGAGGTCACTACTGGAAGAAGAAGTTCCACAAGAAGTGCAACCAGTGCGAGGAGGAGTATCAGCACGACACTGTCTCAGAGTGCAGGATATGCAACGGTTCCGATTTCTCATCACCCAACGCCGACCAGATTCTCTACCCACGGTGGTTCGTCAAGCAGAGGAATGGCATGGACCAGTCGTTCACCGATGTCCTCAGGGAGGTCGAGTGGGACTTGGACATCGTCGATGATGGGTTCATAGTGCTCATCAAGGAGTACTTCCTAGACCGTGAGACTGGCAAGATTGACTTCTACAGGGTCAAGGAGATGATGAGAGGCGACCCCACCTTCATGAGGATTGTCGCTGATAAGAGAGGGACTAGGGGTGGTAGGTACCTAATCTGCCCGGTTCACAGGTCCAAGACCTACCCCTTCTCGGACGAGGACAAGGAATGCGAGATATGCAGCCTCGAGTTGCAAGACGTCCACTTCATCAACACCGCCGGGTCAGGCAAGACGCAGTACTACATCGAGGGCGAGGTAGTCCATATCTCCAAGTACAGCCCTTCCAAACTCTATGGTAGAAGCCCCGTAGCCACCATGTGGAGGCAGGCCATGACCCTGACAGCCATGGACAACTACATGTATCTGGCTTACCAGAAGCGCAGAATCCCAAGAGGAGTCCTCTCCATCACGACTGATAACATCCAATCCACTGCAGCGTTCTGGAAGGGTGCCGAGGAGAAGATGGAACGCGACCCGAACTACATCCCGAAGGTGGGTGTGGAGTCTGCCACTGGCAGGGGCCGTGTGGAGTTCGTCAGGTTCATGGACACCCTCGATGAGATGCAGTATGGCGCTGTCCGTGATGAACTACGCATGCGCATAGCAGCATTCTACGGTGTCTCAAACATCTTCATGATGGATGGTGGCAAGGGAGGTGGCCTCAATAACGAGGGACTTCAGATTCTAGTCACCAACAGGGCTGTGGAGTTCGGCCAGAAACTGTACTCCCGTGACATATTCCCAAGGCTGTTCTCAGAGATGGGAGTCACTGACTGGGAGATGACGCTCTACCCCAACGAGGAGGAGGACGAAGTGACTCGCCTCAGGAGAGACGAGCAAGAGGTCAATATCGCTCAGAGAATGGCCCAACTCGGATTCCAGCCTGAGTTGACAGAAGACGCAGGCAGGGACATTAGATTCGTGTACAAGAAGCCTGACCCACAAGAGTTAGCCGCTCAACAACAAGCGGCAATGCAACAGGGCGGTGGAGGCGCAATGCCACCACCCGAAGCGGGTGGACCCCCTCCGGGGGCTGGGGCACCCCCACCGGGAGCAATGGGAGCACCACCACCTATGGGCGGAATGCCCATGGGAGGAGGGCCGATGGTCATGCCATCAGGGGGCGGAGGCGCTCCAGCCCCTGCTCCCGGTGGCCCTCCCGGTGGCCAAGCACCTCGTCCCGCTGGTCAGCACATCTTCCATCCCGGGGACGCTCGTAGAATGCCTATGGGTGGAACGATGACTAGGAAAAGCCTAGGTGCTGGGTCAGACTCTGAAGGGCAAGGCCTAAGACATGGCCGAATAGCCCCTGTCAAGAATGTCAAAGCACCTGATGGTACTACGACGGGTGCTACCAAAACTGGTCAGAGGGGTAGTGAGAAGAGCCCTATGGAACAGGCCTTGGATGCCATCCAAGACGCCAAGGAGTTAGGAGCCAACCCTTCAGGCGATAAGAAGAAGAAAGGCGGTTTACCGCGATAAGTTGAAGTGTGGAGGGGGTGTGCGAGGGACATGGCTGAGCCCATTATCAAGTTAGACCCCATGGTCAGAAAACTGGAAACCACGATGGCGGAGTTCAAAATGGCTCTGCAGAACGACGACTTAGTGTCAGCACAGCAGTTGCTACGAGCACTGAGCCAGACAAGCGATTATCTGGCAGATGATGTCACTTCGATTTACAAGAGTAACACCGAGGGAGAGACCACCATGGGCGTGAATGACATTTATGCTGGTGGAGCACCTGTGATGGAATTCAAGGACCAAGGGTCCCTCATGAAGGGTGACAGGCCTCTTGGCTACATAGGGCCTGATGGTATTCAATCCCACTGGCGCCCACAACATGGATTTGGTCAGAGGGTTGATGGTCGATGAGCAACGACGTCACCAATCTAGTGGACGCTCTCATCACCAAGATGGAGCGCATGGATGGTGACATCGGTGTTCTACGAGAGCAGAACCTAGAACTGAGGAAGATGATTAGCAACCCATCGTCACTCCTGCAGAAGGCTGGTTACGTCAAAACCGCTACCCCGGCCACTGAGGACGTATGGGGAGACCCTCTCAGGGGAGACAGGAACGAGGTTATCGAGAAGGCTGCTATCATGATAGACGGTATCATGGTCGAGCCCCCATCCAGCAACCAAGACTGGCACGAGATGGGCTGGGAAGAGATTCACGCTATGGCTGACCAAGCCGCCACAGCAGAAGGAAGGCCGGTGGACCGATGAAGCCAATGAAGGTAGATGTAGGGCAGCATGCCCCAGATTTAGATGAAATGATAGAGAAAGCAGGGCACATGCTCGAGAAGTTGGAGATGGATAACTCACAGATGCGTAACATCACTGGCGTCGAAGGGGCTCCTATGAGTCACTACTACACCAATCAAGAGTTGCCAGAGACTCCACCTGAGGAGATTACCAACAAGGGAGCCACTAGTGAGAACGTATCTTTCATTGACGCCAACCCACACCAGACAGGCTCTACTCTAGCATCCCATGAGAACCCCTCAGGCGGGGACCCTCACCCACCATCCTCGTACACTCACTCCAACGTGGGCAAACCCCCCTCTGACATGAGGAAGCAAATTGAGATTATACTCAAGAAGCGCTGTCCTAATTGCGGAGGGGACCATATGGATAAGAATGTTTCATGCTCTGTCAAGAAGGCAGGTGACCCTCTAGCAGCATTGCTCGCTGGAGCAAAGGGTGGTCCTCAGGGCCCACCTATGCCCCCAGCAGAGGGTGGTGGAGATGAACCCCTTGGTGGAGACATGCCCCCCGGTGATGATGAGCCCGAGTCTCCTGAGGAACTCGCTAACAAGATACACGAACTAGTAGACAAACTCAAGTCGGGAGGGGATGATGAAAAGCCCCCTATGGATGACATGGGTGCTGGTGATGGTCCCCCAATGCCTCCCGGCGGTGGCGCTGGTCTCCCACCCGGCATGTGATAAGGCGGTGGTGATGGTGTGCAAGAAGGCCCCGAAGACTTTTTCCTAAGCAGCAAAGCACGCTATCAGAAGACTCAAGATGACGAAGACGCAGCGGAATTATTCTTCGCTATTCGCAATATGACCAATCATGGCCTAGAGGTCGAGTGGGATGACACTCTCCTGAAGGCCAAGAGAGATTTAGAGGCTTTCACAGGAACCAAGGTAGAGGAAAAGCCCAAGTCGAAGCCTGAAGGAAAGATTAGAGGGAGAACGCAAACTCACCGGGAGAGGTTGTTTGGTACTAAGCGAACGGAAGACTCGCCTGAGGTCGTAAGAACCACTGGTCACCTCTATGAAGAGAAGGGTATAGAGAGCGAAGACGGTGTCAAAACAATAACTACTGTTAGGCAACCGGGAGGAAGGGAGGCTACTCAATACAACAGGCCTACGATACCTAGCCAGCATTTTGACGAGGTGCTGTCGTTAATGCGAAAGTCTGGTGACAGGCCCATGACCCCGCATGACATAGATTTTGTGTGCACTGCTCTGCTGGAGAACACTCCTGAAGAACTGGAGGCCAAAAAGGAAGAATGGATTGAAGGTAGTGACGGTGTTTCGTATGGTGACGTGCTGAGGGTCGTCACAGGGAGGCCTGAGCCATTCGATGAGGACAAGGGGACAGCGGGAGGGGAGAGTTTAGACTACCCTAATAGACGCAGACTACCTGACCCGATGCAGGCCTTGTGCCTCTTCAGTGAAACCCCTCACCCCGGGGGCACTACTAACTCACTGCATAAGTTCAATTCAGCGACACTTGACCCAGAAAGCGCCAGATTCATTGAGAAGACTGACAAGGAAATCGCACAGGCCAATCTAGAGTCTCATGACAGGAGGCTGAGGTATGGTGTAGATATTTATGGGAACCGGAAGAAGGGCCCTTCTCACTTGGATAGCCTCAGGGTTAGAAACAGACGTGGTGAAATCGTGTATCATCCTAAGCACTCGCCTAGTGGTGGTGAGTTGCCTCGTGATAACATCAATACTCATTTGTACCATGATGCGTACAATGAATGGTACAATAGGCTCAGTCAACATCTGAGTGATGAGTTGAGTGATTATGAAAAGAGACTGTTGTTCAGGGACTGGCACGATTTAGAAATAGACATAGGACGGAACGATGAATACATATTCAAAAAATTGCTAAAGCCAGATGGGAGTATCAACAAAGAATATTCTAGGGAGGAATTGATGATGGACCCAGAATTTCGCAAAATGAGAGACCAGTCCCACGAGCGTCTCGGTTTGTTGCCTCTAATGCTCGGTCTGCAATTAGGTAGCCCTGAATCAAGACAATATGCGATTGCTGAGTTTCTAACCTACAAGTATGGGAACACTGAGTCAGGCATAGAGGATAGCCATGAAGAAAGGCTGGATAACAGGGGTGGGAATATGGGGAGTCTGCTAATCGAAGACCTGATAGAGCACATGGATTCTGAGTGCTTGAAATGGGTGTCTGCTTTTGCTCACAACTGGAAAGCGACTGGTACTGAAAGTGGTACTCATTTCCCTGCCACTGTTCCTTCTGAGTCTCAAACGAGAGATGAGATACTGGCTGAAGCACTCAGGCTTGCTCACAAGGTAGCAATGGACTCTCGGTGGGTCGAGAAGGGTCAGAAGAAAGGTGAGTACAAGGGATATGATGCTGTAGGGGCGGAGAAAAGAAGGAAGTTCAAGAGTATTGCCGACCATATCAGAAGTAGCGGGATAGAATGGGATGACATCAAAGGCAGACCAGCAGATTGGGATTCAAGCAAACCTCCGCTTGAGGAGTTGCAGAAATACATTGGAACGCTACCCGCTGAATTCCAAGAGAGTGCTAGGAGGAGATTTCATCATTGGCTCAAGACAGACCTTCGAGGTCTCATTCGTGGTGACAGGGTAGAATACCAGAGAAGCCAAACATCCCACACATCAGCAATGAAGCCCAGAGTGTTAGGTGAAGGGCCGGAGCCTTATGAGAAGATAAAGAGTTGGCCTAGAGGCCCTGCTTTCTCCTATCACGATTGTCTTCCCCACACTGGTTTGAATCTAGCAGATGGAGACATAATGGAAGCGATTCTTGCTTACCTTTCAGCGTTCGGAGTAGACAGAACAGCAAGTGAATATATTCTAATGGATTCCTATGACATCGAGCCTCCTCCCATAGACACTCCAGAGTACGAAGAGTGGCTCAAGGGGTGGGGGACATCAAGAAACCCTCTCAGTTGGGATGTTACAGTGCCTTTCAAAGACAGGGGTGATAAGAGCGACCTTGCTAACGAAGTGGACCGATTTCTGAGACACGGTGATATGGGACCTACCATAAAATCACTGTATGAGCGTACTTGGGGCAAGTTAGAAGCCAGTGGCGGAAAACCCCTTGACTTGTCAGAGCGAGATATCATAAGGAGGCTTCGCGTTGCTAGGCTAGGAGAGATTACACAAGAGGAAGTAGATATGGGTAATATCGACTCACCAGAAAGAGCGGGTTCCTACAATATCACTGAAGGTGAGGAGACTGTCGGTGAGGGCACGACGCGTTCTTCTCTATATCCCGCTAGGTCCTTGACCAGCAGAACCTTTGGTAGGAGATTGTACATCCCACCATCAAGCGCAGGCCATAAAGGGTTGGCTTCTACTTTCTTACACATATTACCAAAAGACGCTATGTTCCTCAGAATAGGAGAGCATCTTGGGCTCGTTAGTAATCTACAGAAATTTGGAGAGAGAGTAATGGCTGAGTTTCAGGCCGGGGCATCAAGGAGACAGACAGAGGGTGGGCAAACAACCCTGAGTATCAAGGAGGATTTAGAAGATAAAATTCTAACAGATTTGGAAGCAGTCCGTAGAAGAAGTGACCAAGAGAAGAGAAAGGTAGAGTATGCAAGCATTCTTGGGGGCACAGGTGCTGGGACTTATCCTATTCATGTGAAAAGTGTGTTCAACCCAATAAGGAAGTTGGTGTACACAGCCATGAATAGAGCGTATGGTGCGAAACACGTACATTCCTCCTCTAGAGGTGACGGGCATCGAGATGACAAGCAGGGCTTGCGAAGAGGGGCAGGTGCGACTCTGCCGGACGATGGTACCCCGGGGGTGCCGCTCAACCTACCTGAAGAGAATGGCTACCAGCATTTGCTCATGTCGGCCTTACTTGGTTTGGGTGTTGAGCCTGCTTGGGATTTTGGAAGTGATGATGATAAGAGGCTAGTCATATCCAACCCATCAGACTGGGGTAAGGAATACTACAAAAAAATGGACCAATGGTTAGAAGCGAAAAAGCATCCCCATATCCAAGGTCAATCCTTACTAGGCCATTTGGGAATTCACCCTAGGGACTCTAATTGGAGGAATCACCCGGAAGTCCAGAATGGTAGGTACAAGTATAGTATCAAACCTACTATCGGTGATACAGGCAAGAGAGAGTTTCGTATTCCGTTGGTCTTTGATGATAACTACACTACTATTGCTGGTGCTAAACTTCTCGGTTTAGGGGCGCCTTCATCTTGCCCTGATAATTACAAGAGCGAACATGCGAAGCAATGGAATGAGCCTTTTAATTTCGATGAGCAACAGATGTGGACAAACTATGACGAGCAAGGGCGACCAAGCGAGCGGAATTGTCTCAGTCCCTCAGAAATGGAAAATATCAAAGCCGCCAATAACCCAAATGACCAATTCCATAGAGAACGTCAGTCGCGGGATTACATAGTCGTGCCTGAAAAGCATATAGTAGAGGATAATGGGAATTTTTTCCTCATAGGAGAGCATCCTGCTAAACTGAAGGATGACTATGCAGTGCTATTAGGTCGAGATAAAACCGCATTCAGTGATGAGGACATAGTGAAATTGCGTGCACAGGCTGCTGAATCAGCCCCTGAGGAGATGTCAGGAGGAGTGGACATGGAAGGTCCATCTGGTGATAAAGTGAGAGGGATGGAGAGTCTAGTGAGAGCATTCAGTGTTGGTATGCAGGGCGCTAAGGCAATGTACCCATTAATCAAGACTCTATTCGCATCAGAGATGCCACAACTCGACAGTTTAGAAGGTGAGGGGGAAGAGGATAGAGCAGCGCGTCAGATGAAATTTTTCGAGGATAGTTTCTTGAACGAGACAGGGCAGAATGTGTCTAGTAATTTGCAAAAGAGGGCTTTTCATTGCCATTTAATTGAGATGGCTTACGAATACGCCAGAAATTCACATAAGAGCAATAGGGAATCGCTATTGGCTAGTCTTGAGGGGAAGGGCTTTGTGTTCAAGGACAGGGAGAAGGACTCAATCATAGACCCTTTCATGGGTAACAATGTCGAGATGGGTGAAAGTCAATGGCTTATGCCAGACAAGGAGAAGGGTAGCCCCTTCCATGAAGCCTTTACCGAAGGCAATACTAGAGACGTAGAGGGTCTGGAAATTCTACGTTTGTACATTGACAGGGTACATTCTGACAGCCCTCAGAAAAGAGAGGCTTTGCTTCGTATGCTCGATGACCACTTCATACTTGGTGGTGGTGAGTTAGACTACTCGGATAAACCAGTAGCCACTCAAATGGAGGATATCGTTTCTGATATAAACACTACAGGGAAGATGTCAGAGCACATGCAGAATATCAAGGACGCCCAGCATTATCTCAGTAGTCTCAATGCTGACAAACCTGATTGGGACCCTGTCGCGCATTATGTCAAGGAGGGTCCATCTATCAACCCTGTAGATAGCCCACGTCTCAAGACTAGTGATAAATCTAGAGAGCAAGAGAGAGTGAGAAGAGGCATTAGGGCTGCAATGACACTGAATTTGCGTAAGCGCATTGTGGAGCGCAATGAGGAATCTATGGGGAGTCATCATGAGCATGAGAGGTTTATGCACGAGATGATGCCTGTAATGGATGGAATAATGAAAGACTTGAGACGTGACAATTTATTACTAGGGCACAGACCTCATAGGAAATATGATAGTAAGAGCGTGGAACAGGCTTTTGAAGAGTACAGCAGATTACTATTCCTTCGAGCCCCTAAGAATGATAATTACCGTCAATTACCACATGGTGTCAAGCAAACTCGCCGCAGGGGAATAGGGGATAACAGAGAAGACCCTTCTTCTGAAGAGGAATGGTACGATAGCACGACATTCCCTAAATTGTCAGGGGTTCACGCTCAACACATGTTTGGTAATGCTCAACCTATGCCTGCAGTGATGAATTTCGACAGACATGGTGAGCATCCTACTATCCATTGGAGCCCTGAAGGCTTCGGTGGTCCTTTCGATGCGCTGGCAGGTTCCAACATTCAACTCGTGGGTGCTACTTCAGATGAGGCGACGAGAGCACGTCGAGACGTCGGCAATGTGTTCAATAAGAAATATTTGCCATTTGGTGCTAGTGTGATAGATTACGTCTCTGCTAACAACCACACGGATGATAGCACGACAGGAACCTCTATGAATCAGGCTACGAGAGAGTATGCTGATGGTGACGCTTTGGCATTGTCCGTAACCTCCCTCGATGTCCTCACTGATGTGGATTTGCTGTACAAGGATGAGGACAGGGACAAGGGAGACCCAGTCCCAGTCAAGGCCATGCACCGCATATTTGAACTCAGTGACTTGGAGTACCTGAGGGGCTTCTCGGATGACTGGGTAGTCACCTCATGGGCTGATGGCGTGCGCTTGATGGTGGAGAAGAAGGGAGACAAGGTGAAGGCTAGGAACTCAGAGGGCAAGGCTGCTACTCTGCCCAACGCAGTGAAGAGAGGAGTGGTCGATGCTCACAAGAAGGACTTCTTGGTAGACTGCATATGGGACGAAGACGTCTTGCATATCGTGGACTTGCTAGAGTGCGAGGACGATGACTTGTCCAATCGCCCTGCCAAGGACAGGGTCAGGCACCTTCGTGCTCATTTCGAGTCCACTGAGCAAGTGTTCACACCAGCACCAGTGAACACAAAGAGGGTGGACGGCGAAGGATTGGAGAGGGCTGTGAAGGACTTGCTCAAGGAGCCTAAGGTCAAGCAGGTGCTGCTCAGGGACGCAGAGTCCACATACATGAGAGGCGAGTCCAGACACCCGAAGTGGGTGATGCTCACCCCGGACCAATACGTGGACGTGCTGGTCCTCTCCTCGACTAGTGACAACAATCACTTGGTCGGTGTAGGCCCATTGTACGACGAAGACGCGAGGGCCATTGGCAATAGAGGCGTCAAGTATGACGGTGAGTACTACATGGATGTCGGTAACGTCTCTCGCTCAGGGCTGGAGGAAGGCATGTACATCACAGTGAAGACGTCTGGCATCTCCCATTCCGTGCGCAGGGGCTTCTCGGTATATCGCCTCAATGCCCCTAGGTATGTGAAGGAGTGCGAGGGGGGTGCGACGGATAGCGTGGAGACTCTGGATATACTTCGCAACAGACAAGAAGGCAACGTGCCTCACAAACTGAGAGTCAAGAAGGGCAGCATACACATCGAAGTCCCCACTGGTCATGTCGTCTATGACACGGAGTCCCATGGCAATGCATTCATCTTGAAGGGAGTGGATGCTCCTGATGACTACACCTTGAGGATTGTGGAGAGCCAAATGGACTACTGGTCGCCACTAGCCGCTGTTCTGCTACGTTCCGAGAAGGAGAGCGAGAAGGAGGACATAGAGCCAGAGCCCCCTGCCAATCACGACAAGAAGCCGAAGAAGGTGCTGCCCAAGAAAGACGTGTTGCTCAAGGACCCTGAGGTGGTGAAGACTGTGGTAGTGGCACTCGAGGCTGTCGAGAACATGATTAAGGAGAAGATTACTTGGACTGGGCCTAAGGGCCTCGGTATGGACTACGCCACTCCTGTGGAATCGCCCCGTGGTCCCACTGAGGTCACAGAGCCCCATAACCTGCCTGACCACGATTCCGGTCACCGTCAATCGAAAAAGGGGGATTGCTGGTGCGGAGCGAAGATGGGAGAGGAGTGTAAGCAGGGCATGGGACATGACATGGAGGACTGTCCTAGAGCACATCCCCCCAAGAAAGAAGAAAGAGCAGACCACTTGGAAATTTCTCACGATTCTCGACAGGATTCTCCCGTGTGATTGATATACCATAACAAGTCCTTGCCTAGGCAATGCTGATGATGGAATCACCTTTGGAGAGCCCAATCCTCATCAAGGGAAGGGCTAGTGACCTAGTTGTCGCTGGCTACGCGTCTGTCGAAATGGTGGACAAGCAAGGCGACCTGATAACCAAGGGAGCACTACGAGAGGCATTCAAGAAATTCATGGGTTCCCCCGGTTTCAGGAACGTGCAACTGGCACATTCAAACATTCAAGTTGGCGAGGTAATCCCAGACTACACTGACTCCAGTGGGAGAATATGGAAGTCAGAGGTTGATGACACGGGCATGTTCGTAGTCATACAACTTCGTGATGATATCGAAAAGGCACGGGAAGTGGCTGCTGAAATACGAAAGGGGAAACTGAAGTCTTTCTCCATAGGCGGTCAGGCTTTCGAGCGTGTCAACAAGAGTAACTCCGAGAGAGGAGATTACAGAGAAATACGCAGGATGGAACTGCATGAAGTTACCATCTGCGAGAAGGGCATCAACCCAGAGGCCCAATTCCGAATCCTCAAAGAGGACAAAAGCAAAAAATTAGAAAAAGGTGAAAAAATGACAGATGCAATGACAGAACTACAGGATGTCTTGGAGAGGTTATCCAAGAGGCTAGACGATGTTGACGAAACAGAGGCTGCCCTGAAGGCTGCAGATGAGAAGGCTGAGAAGGCTTCGGAAGATGCGGACAAGGAAGACAAGGAAAAGGCTGCTGTAGCGAAAGATAATGAAGACGAAAAATCTGAGGATTCGGAGAAAACCGAAAAGATGGATGATGTGATAACCACGGAGTACCTCCAGTGGCTAGAGTCGACTGTGAAGTCCGCGGGTTACGACCCAGTGGCTGCAAGGTCCT